GTCAAAGTGATGTAGTCACCATCGTAATACTTACGAAGGATGAGCTGACCGCCTGGCTGAATCTCTACATAAGACATTCTTGATGTTGAATCAAATGCAAAGATGAATCCTGGGTACAGTCCAGAGCCAATACCGTTCTGGACCTTAGTAGTTACGGTTCTTTTAGCGAAAGGTGTTGGAAGTGTAACGACGTTTCTATCGGCACTGGTGACAGAGTAAAGCGCTCCACCATCTGTTCCCCATGTTCCGTCATTAGCCACCCATGCAACTCCACCAGTTGATGTTGAGCCAGGTGAAGTCGTTGAAGTACGAGCAAAGGTGTCAGCAATGGTATTAGACGTTACCGGCGTTGTTCCAGCCTTCTTGCGTGAGAACACGAAAGGTGTCTTACCACTGTTAGTCTTTACCCATCTAGGAAATCCGTTGGGGTGATTGGTCACGCTGTTGTGTCCACCCATCCGTCATTAGTTGACCATCCATTACCGGAAGCGCTGTTCGCTGCGGTAGGCTCCACTGGTCCGTAGAAATCAACATATCCATCTGCGACAGACGGACGTGCTGGGTACTTGCCTGTTCCTGTGTTGTAGAACAATCTTAGTGTTCCGTATGCAGCTACGATTGATGCTGAGGTAACTGTTGCTGATCCACTTGTTCCACCGGCGGTTGCACCTGTCTCAATTCCAGCAAGCTTGGTACGCTCAGCAGTGGTCATAACAACCTTGCTTGAACCGTCGGCAAGCTTATCTGCTGAAATCGCAGCAGATGTAGATACCTTGGCGTTGGTTACCGATCCATCTGTAGGCGTTCTCGTGTCAGATAGACGTGAGTCGTTTCCCTGAGCCGCTGTGCCCTGCACGGTACCGTAGACAACCGATGTTGAACCGGTGTCACCCTTTACTCCACCAATCTTGAACACGCTTGAGTTGGTGTAGGCTGACTCGATGGTCAAAGTTGAACCTGAGGTCTGGTATACACCTACCTCAAGATAGTCGTTGGCTGCAAGGTCAACAGTAGCGGTTGCTGTCATTCTAGTAGCGAAACCGTTAACTGCTGGTCTAATCTCAGACCCGATCTCTACAGAAGAACCGTTCTTGTTGAAGTAAACGTGACGTGTTCCTGTTGCGTTCGATGTGAAAGAAACTGATGCAGTAATGGTGTAACGTCCAGCAATGGTCGCTACGATACGACTACCGTTTGTTGAAATGTTGTGGAGGTTACCGATATCGAACTCTTCTGTATCCCATACAAGGATCTTAGATGTTCCTGTGGCAACGGTGGTGTTAGCTGTAAGGCCAACCTTTACTGAATACTCAGAGGTTGCTGCCGTTCCACCTGACCCGCCGGTTCCACCAGATGTTGCACCAGCTTCAATACCAGCAAGCTTTGTTTTTTCTGCTGATGTAAAGACTTTGTTATTGGTTCCATCGACAATCGTGTCTGCTGACTGGGTACCTGTGTGGTTTCCTCGGTTACGAAGATTAGCGTTAGTATCGTTGGCGGTAGCACCGTCCTGGATACCATTAAGTTTAGTTTCTAGGGTGTTGACAACCGCGTTTACTTGGTTGTGTAGCCCCGGGTGGTCGTCCTGATTGACGACGATGTTTGTCTGCAATGGCATGTTTATATTCTCCTTATACCTTGTAATTTACTTGCTGTGTTACTGGGGCTGCAACGGATGAAGCTCCAAAAACAGTGATTGATCCTTGACCAGAAGTATTTAGCCAAACATCTCCCGTAGCAGGACTTGCCGGAGCTACAGGGCCATAGTAGAACTTTCCAGAGCCAGTAGGGATGAACGATGAAAGCTTGTTCTTCTCCGCTCCTGTAAATACCTTGTTAGTGATACCGTCTGCGATCTTGTCGGCAGAGATAGCAGCACTTGTGGAAACCTTAGCGTTGACAATGGCTCCGTCAACAAGATGAGTTACACCAACTGATGCTGTTGCTAGCTTGGCAGCTACGATAGAACCCGCTGCAAGTTTATCAGTAGTAACAGATGATGTAGCTAGTTTAGAGCTAGTAACCGATCCGTCAGCAAGCTTGACCTCAGTAACCGCCGCGCTTGCGATCTTGGTTGTGGTCACTGTTCCATCAGCAATATCAACAGTACCGTTTGTAGGTCTATTGATAAGATCGTTATAGTCACCCGAGATACCAACTCTTGCAATGTTCGACAGCTTGGTCTTGTCAGTGATCGTATATACCTTATTGGTAGTACCATCACTGATCTTGTCCGCGTTAATAGCAGCGTTTGAAGCTACCTTTGAATCGGTAATACTGCTGTCGGTAGGAATACGGGTGTCTGTAAGCCTTGAATCTCCCTTATTAAGTTTATCTCCCAACAAGGACTCAATTTGAGTCTTGTTGTAGTAATTAGTGAGATCAATATTCTGTAGGTCGGTGGTTCCGTTACCGGTTACGGCAATAGCAGAAAGTGGAACAAGATCACGCCATTCGGCGGTAGCTCCGCTTCGTACCTGTAGGTGAGTAAAGTTTGCTCTAAACTCTGGTGTTAGTCCGGCTGGCCCTTGCGGTCCTGGTACGGTAACTTCAACGACACGACGAGCATTCGTGGGGTCTACGCTGACATTAATTTCAACCATTCAGCTTCTCCTCTTTCATATTTATTTACCTCGTCACGTCAGATGGAACACTGACATCCCCGGCAAGTAGAGTCTTTGTACCTACTGAGTCTGTTACTTGAAAGTCCCAGATGTATTCGTTCTCGCTGAGCAAAGCTGCTCTATCAGAAGGTAGGTACAGAGTACATTTGTCTTCTAGGACTGTTACATCAAAACTAATAATTGGTGTAGATCCATAGCTTCTTCGAACTTGAGCCTTGGCTGTATAACCTTGAAGCTTGACTCTTTCGTTATTTCCGTCCTTGAGAATTACATCAAAGATAAGGTAGTCACCTTGCCATAGTGTGATATCAAGGTTACCGGGGAGATTACTCTCTCCATAGACTTTTGCTTCCTCGCCCGGAAAAATAACGTCGTTAAACGGCATATCAGGCGTAGAAAGCCTTTACCTCAGATGGTGAAGCCATAGTGAATCCTCTGTCAGTCTCGACAAGGAACGTGGCATCTTCGTCATTCACAAGGTTGAATGGCTGATCCTGTGTGTACTTGTGACCTCTGATCTCGTATGATGCATTCCTGCGAACCATCTTGACAAGATTGATACGGTCATTAACTTCTCCTGGTAGAGCTACAGGAGTCGTATTGAGTGGATTAGGAACAGAAGGTGCCTCGGCAGCAGTAGGATGCATTTCCATCACAAGATCCGGGCGGGTCTTTGAAATGTACTCTGGGGTAATTCCATCTGCTTCGATCTTTGCCTGTAATACCTTGATATTGTCAGCGGGGTCAACTGTAACGCCGAAAGCTGTAGCAACTTCAAGCAGGTTCTTCTTGTTGGCCTTGATTACGTAAAACATGTAAGTCTCCTTTGTGTGATTGATTTCATTATAGACCAAGCGCGAGCAATAGAAAAGGAGACCACCGAAGTGATCTCCAATCCTATACTAGATGTTGTTTATCAGGCAGAAGCCTTAACGTTTACAACAACTACGGCTGCGTCTGTAAGCTCGATAGCGGTTCCAACACGAAGGTACACGGTGTACTCAATGCTGTCCTTCTTCTGAGCGAACTGGCGGTAAACCTGAACTTCTCTCTTAACCGCCCAGATAAGGTTCTGAGGGTCTGTAAGCCAAAGCTCACCGTGAGTTGTTCCAGTAGATCCTGAGTAAGATCCAGTACGTGACTGGTCGAACATTGGAACTTCCTGTACAGGAACGCCGAACATGTTGCCCATAACGAATCCAGCAGGACCCTGTGAACGAACAGGACCGTTCTGGATGACGTTAGCGCGGATAACCTCTGGGAATCCTCCACCGGTCGTTGCCTGTGAGTAAAGGAAGTCCTGCATAAGTCCTGATGAGGTGAAGAAACGAAGTCCTCCACGGTTAGCCATGTAACGACGAGGCATTGCCTTAAGTGCGCGGTTTCCAAGCTCAAGGTTAAGAGCTGATCCACCGGCGTCGATTACGTGAGCTGCACCATCGGTGTTACCCTGCAAAAGCTGCTTGCGCCAACCGTCAAAGATACGAAGCGATGCGTTGGAGTTTGTGGTGTCTCCGTTGATCGCAAGGTCTTCAAGGTCCTGACCAAGCTGGTTTGTCATAAGACGTGCTACGTGGTCCTCAAAGCCGTTACCCTCGATGTTGTCCTCAAGAGTTTCGGTTGAGATTTCCCAGTCAAGACGGATCTTGCTGGTGGTAAGAGAAATCTTCGAGAAGATTACCCCCTGGTTCTCTCCCGTGTCTACTGCCTCTACGGCTGCACGGATAAGACGCTGTCCGATACCAATACGGTTGATCTCTGCGGTGTCGGCACGAAGACGCTGCACGCGGCAAAGCTGTCCAAGAACTGTTGCGTCAAAGATATAGTCAACGAACTGGTTAGTCTGGTCCGGGCTAAGTAGTCCGTCTCTTGGGCTAACGCCAAGCTCTGTTGAAACAATTACCTTTTCAAGCAAGTTATTATCTTTAGTCATAATGTTTTTTATTTCTCCTTCCAAGGATTAGTGAGTCCAGGGATTAAAGGCTGAGAAATTTTCCTCCCCAAACTGATTTAGTGGTGTCGCTAGACTTTTCTAGAGTCTCTTCTTCTGAACTGCCACGCTCAGAAGACTTTCTAATGGCGGTTGAGCTTTCAACGCCGTCGATTCTCTTTTCGACGGACTTATATGACTTCTCGATACCGGCAAGATTTTCTGTTACGTCCGCCAATTTCTTTTCAATCGCGGAAATCTTTTCGTCAAGAGTAGTAGAAACCTTTACAAGCTCTCCTCGGATCTCTTCAACGCTCTTGTTGCTTTCAGCAACCGTGTCGGTGATAGCCTTCTTGATGTCTTCACCAAGATCGCTAATCATCTTCTTCACGTCTGTGTCTTCTTCATCGTTCTTGTCATCCTTGACTTCCTCGGATGCCTCGTCTGATGCAAGGGAATCGCCTGTCTTGACTACTTCAATGACATCTACGTCTGGTTCCGTCTGGATTGCTTCGACGATCTCATTGTCCATAGTTTCTTTATCAGTGGCGTTATTAACGGTAAGATTCTCGTTAACTTTCCCATGCTTTGCTTCATCTGCCAATTCATTATCTCCTTCGTGTGGTTTGATGGTGCTAGTGGTAATGACCTTGTTGATCAAATCCTGTGTGACCTGTAGCGCCTTGATTACTTCTGAATAGTCCTGAACCGGCGCAACTTCGTTTCTGAACTCAAAGTCTTCCTGAGTCATAGTCATGCCAGTCACAAAAGTTTCTCCATTGACTTTCTGAATAGAAACAACGTCACAAAGTGAGTTAGCTCCACTGTCAACAATAGACAATTCGGTGAGATTGAACTTACTGATCTCACGGACATAACGACCTTCGCCGCCGTCAGCAGACTTCTTGAAAACCTGATTGGTTTCAATAGCGTTACCGCCAATACTAAACGATCTTAGTACGCCTTCTGTAATCATTGTCCAAGCAGCCTCGGCGGCCTTCGAGATATAAGCATCTACATAGATACCCTCGTAGGTCTCTCCTGTTTCAGGATCAACAACTTCTACCTCACGGAAAGAAAGCATCTTACCAATTGGTAGGTTGTGATCGTGCTGCTGTCTAATATTACCCTTGAAGTTCTTAAAGGCTTCTCTTGAAGCTGCCAACGTAACAATGTCTCCTTGGCTATCAAGGTTTGATAGTGTTGCGTAACCGGAAACAATACGTCTTTCGGCATCGACCTTGGACAAAGGTACGTTTAGAGATACCCTATCCCCGTCAAGACCAAAAGTGGTTTTATTGATCGCGTTCATATTAATGTCATTATGGTATCTAATTCTTTAAGTGTCAAGATTTTATGCTTGCTGGCGCCCGGCACCCTGTGGAGCACGTCCAGTGGCACCTCTATCGGAAGCATTTACCGCTCTCTCCTTGTCACGCGCACGCGCATTCTCTGCTTGTAGCTGCTTCTCCTGAGCCTTTTCTGCTGCCTGCTCAGTGGTCTGCTGGTATGTGAGGTTACCGCCCTCAAGAGGTGGCTTGCCGACACGGTCACGAATTTCATTAGGAACAGTGACACCGTACATGAGGTAGACACCATCGATCTGAGCTTGGTTAACTTCATCAACAATACTGTTCTGCTTGAGTCTAAGTGAAAAAGTGTCTGTCTTCTCAGCAATAATCTTATTGAGCCATTTTTCCAAATGCTTCTGGGCTGGCTGTACTACTTGTTCGATAAAGCTTCTCTTGTCTGAGATAGATGCAGCTAGTCCCGAATTCCCCGCGTATCCTACCAATGAGGCGGGTACGTGGTTAACAGAAAGAATGTTCTTGTTGTTACCGTCGATGTACTTGTCGAATGATGAATCCTGTACGCCGGACTCGATGGGCTTCATCTCAAAAGATGTTTTTCTATCTCCCGTATCTGCGGGAAGGGGGATAAAGAGTGATCTATGGAATTCTCCCTGGTTTGACTCAAAGAACTTTACAAGGTTTGATTCACTTGTTGCACTGAGAGTACCGCCCTTGACGACGATGACGTACTTAGGAGTTGCTGAGTTCTGGAAATAACTGACGTTGAATCTTTCAGCGAATTCGTTTCCAGCTACAGAGTTTGTAGCAGCAACGACATCAGGAACACCGTAGTAGCTGTTAGTAGGAGTAAATACCTTGAGGTGAATAATCTCGTTAGGCTCACTGTCGCTGGTAACAGGGTTTGTGTCATCGGACTGGAAATTTTTGAAGAACACAACCTTGGTTCCTACCATCTGGACAAAGCCGTCTCTGGCCTGTCTAATTCTCATGGTAGGTGATGGGATGTGTCCCACGTACCCAATCTCTCCATTGACCTTGCGGCCAATTTCGATGTAACCGTTTCCTGTAGCTTCTAGATCGATGTAGACCTTACGTAGTACAGAGACAATGTCCTCATCTTCATTAAGGGTGTCTAGCCATTCGTAGACATCACCCTTGACTCTTTCGATACGGTTGAGAAGCTTGGTCTTTGGATCGCCTTCTTCTGTGTCTGCAATCTTCTTTCTTGTGGCATGGGTAGGGATAAGGTCATATCCTAGGGAGACGATATTGGCTACCTTTGCATCAACCGCCGCCTTTTGTACTGGGCTCTTCTCATAAAGGGTCGCCAGTGTATCGAGATTGTGAGGAGGCATCACCGTACCAAGAAGGTTGTATGCGGATGTTTCAAATCCATCAATGTTCTTGGACCCAGCGATCTTTCTATTGATACGACGACGAGCAGTTGGAGCAATAGCATCCAACTTTGCAATCTCATCTTTGGTCAAATCAAATGGGTCTTTTGAAGTGGTGAAAGTCTTATTGAGAGCAGGCGACTTGATCTCAATCTCAGGAATCTCGGTAGATTCGCTCACTGACGATAAGTTCCATTCTTAATCTGCTCCATGACATCCTTGCTCTCGCCAACGTCATACGGGTCTGGAACAAGACCCTGGTCACGACGCTCAAGCTGCTCCTGTAGCTGCTCATCGTTAATCTGACGAGCCCCTGGACGGAACTGCGCGTATCCACCCTCAATACCGAACTTTACCGCAGCCTGTCTCAACAGCTCAATCTTTCCTTCATCAAACTGCTCGGAAGCAATATTCATCACGTCACCGTTCTCATTGACAACAGTGCGTCCTTCTTTGTCCTTCCAAATGTACAAACCCATGTTGGTCTCTTGGACCACAGTTACTTTACTCATAAACGTAATGGTATATGAGTGTCATGCAAACGTCAAAAAGTCCCACCAATTGTCGTCCATGTGTAACTATAAGTGTTAAAACTATCTGTCAGTGTCGGGGTGCCGTTATCAAACACGCTCAATACCCTTGGTCCAAAGTAAGAGTTGTATAGAAAAGTGGCATTAGGTACGTCTCTGTAGACATTAACCATACCGATGAGAGAGTTAGAGTTACCCACCGTGAATGCAGCCGACGTTGTCTGCTCTACTAGCACATGGTTCCACTGATTCGGAAAATACCCCGCGCCCGCATTGATGGTCTTTGTGCCAGTCAAGCTGGTGATACTGTTGGAGTTCGCAGACTTGATCCAGAACTCTACCGCCTTGATTGACTCGTTACCTGTAAGAGGAAGCACCCCGTTTGCACCAAAAGGCTTATTCTCTGTAGGGTAAAAGATTCCGGGGTTAACCGATTTGCCTGTGATATCTGCTGACCAGTCAAGACCAGAAGACTTGATATTCTGCCCTTTATAGATAATAGCTTTTAACTGATTAACAAACTGACCTGTAAACAAGGTCAATCTAACAGATAATG